CAAGTCTCGCCTTATGCGTATTTCGGCAAGTTTAATAAAATCAACAATCTGGGTTGACAAATCATCTCTTGCCAAATAATTAGCAACTAAACTTTGTAAGTCTGAGTAGGTAGCAATAGCCATTACACTCTTCCTGTTCTTGTGCGGAAAAATCTATTATCAGGGTCATTTAAAAAATTTTTAAATGCTTTTTCATCAAGCACATGAAACCCTTTTAAAATTCCTTTTTTGTTTAAAGCGTCAATAACTGTTAATGGTATTGAGGCTACTTTGTTTCCAAAAAGATTATCTGACCATCTAGCATTTTCATCAAAAGAATTAAATTCTTTTTTATTTTTTTCAATAATAGCGGTACAGTCTTGCACATCTTCTACAACACAAATCTCGTCTTGTTTGTGATAAATCGTTTTTTTATAATTCATAATATTAAGTAACCAAAGAGGAAGAGTGTGGTGGCACGTTGCTGGAATAAACGTTACTCTTCCCCTAAGGTTGTAAAGTTAAATTATGCTAAGTCAGCACAAATACCATGAGCACCTTCGTTTAAAACTCCGAGAGTTGCTTCGGTTATTATTTGTTGCTTAGCGGCTTGGTCGCCTGCGATAGCCAAATCATTTGTGGTAAATGGACGTAAATAATTTACTTCCAAAAACTCTGGATCTAAAACTAAGGCGATATCATCTGCTGAGTTAGATGCTAACATAAACCTATCTGGAACAACGCTGATCGTTCCAAAGTCGGACATATAAACATCAGCCGCCCCAATTATAGTTGTTGGAGCATCAGCAGGGGCCATGTACCTCTGGGCAGCTATGCCTGCAAAACCAGATACCACTTGTTTTTGTGCGGGTGAAACCAGAAGCATAGATGGATCGCCACCTGATTCGTATACTTCTTTAATTACTGTTTTTAATATAGTCTCAGTAAATGCTCTTTCCGCACCGTCTGTAGTACCATCAACTCTAGCTGTCGCACCTAGTGAGCCTGCTGTTCCTGCACTTGCAAAATCACCATTAGTATTGATCCATGTTTGAATACCGCCCATGGTTCTTGCTTCAGCGGCAGACCCCGCATCTTTTATCTGGTTAGACAAAAGTATTGCTTCTAGATCACGTTTAATTTCTTTACTAGCCTTGGCCAATTGGTAAGCCTGCTCGCTTTTGCGACCCGCTTTATCAACTGCCTCTAGTGTACGAGACACAGAAATTGTTTTTTGCAAAATCTGACATTGATTATTAAGTCTCGTGGTTGCAGACAAAGTAGATGTAGAAGCATCAGCCCCTTCTATTGCCGCATTAGAAACATTCACGCTTGCTAACGCATCGGTTTGCCATTCGTGCAAAGTATTTGACGCTTTGCCTTGACCGATACTATTCATGAAAGGCGTGTCTGTAGGTGAGATCGAGTAAATAACGTCTTGTAAATCTTCTCTACTACCAACCGCCGCATGGTTTGAAAATACTGCCATGATATATGTTCTCCTATAACATTGCCTCAAAAACATTGGCTACATCTTTAATGTTTCCTGTTTTCTTGGCTTGTGATTTAAGTTTTCTAATCCTTTGGCTCTGACCATCAGCAGGTGCGGTAACTCCGCTCCTTATCATTTTTGGTGCTGATTTTACTTTGGTCATAACTTTTGGTTTTGCTTGTCTTACTTTCCAACCCTCGTGGGCTAAATCGCATAAAAAAGCAAACCTACTATCTATTGTTGCGTTTAACTCTTGATCGGTATAACCAACCGTAAGGGCTACGTTGCGTAAACTACTCTTTAACTCCTTACCCTTTTCGGGGTGAAAGTAGTCTGGGAGTTTTTCTGCAACTTTTTTCTTTTCTGACTCTAATCGTTCAGCCAACAACTTTTGATTCTGTGCTTGTTGCTCTGTGGCAAGGCGGTGTTGTTCTTGTCGGATTATTGTTAGTTGTTTATCCCTTTCTTGTTGTTCTGCAACTTTCATTAAGTACGCTTCGGGATTACTTTGTTTAAGGGCAGATAGATCCTCTTGCTGATTTTGACCTTGTAAATACTGGTCTAATAGGTTTATATACTCTGAATACTTTTGTCGCTCCTGAGTGTGTTTTTGATACGCCTCATCTTGCTCCGCTTTCTTCGTAGATAATTCACCTTTTAAAGAATCCAGTTCTTTTTTGTCATGCGCAAGGGTTTCCATCTTTTTGCGAACATTAGCTTCAAGTTGATAGTTTTTAACCAAATCGTCCAAAGTAACCTCATGTTCTTCGCCTTCCGCTTTTATACGATAGGTTTCAACTTGAGGTGCTTCTTCTTCGGTTTGTTCTTCTACTTGTTCCTCAGAAACTTCTGTAGTCTCTGCGGCTTCAACAACTTCTTGTTCTTGTGTTTCAGGTTGTGGTTGATCTTGCGATGCCTCTTCCTGATCCATCAATCCCATGATTTTGTTTGCGGCCTGTTCTACGTTTAACGATTCCATGCCTTGTTCTTGGTTGACAGTTTCGCTCATTTATTTTCCTTTTAAAAAAATTTCCATTTTGCATTATGAACAGCTTTGTTATAAGCAATGCTTTCAAAGTGTCCAATAATTTTTTGTAAAGCCTTTATCATTCGATATGCTTCTTCTCTTTGTTCAAAATCTTCTACCGAACTATTTGCTATTTGTGATAAATATTCATTAGTAATAGTTTCCACCGACTTTTTAAAAGCCGTGTTTTCTAATAGTTCTCTTGCCTCTTGTTCTGTCATTGTTTATTAATCAAGGTTTGCACCAGATCCAAGCATATACAAATTATCGGTATTGCTGAATGGTGAAGTTGAAGACCTAATTCTTTCTGCTCGTTCTTCTTTTTCTCTTGTTTCTTTTGCCTCTTTTTGCGCAACAAACTCTTCAAAAGTTGTTGGTTTATATGTACTGGCATTTTGATAAACGGTAGGTGTTCCAAACTCAAACCCCGTAGGTAATGTGTTTGTAAATCCAGCCACCCCTGATCTAAACATTGGATTCTGTGCCATATTCTGCATTATCTCAACATTATTTGTCATAGGGTTTACGCCATAAAACTGACCTGTTAAATTAGTCGGCATAAAGTTTAACCCGCTTGTGCCTGTCATGTTATTCACAGGATCAAAAACCTGAGATTCGTTTGTAATATTATTTTGATTTGCCACCGCATCAATTGCCTGTTGCACCGCCGTAGGTACATAATCTTCGGTATAAGGTACAGCATTAACGCTTTTTCCAAAATCGGAATCTGCGTAATATTGAGATGAATCAAATAATGTATCTTGTATTGTTCCTTGGTACGGGGCGTTTGTGCCCATGACACCTGTATCTGCAACTTGGTTTTGTAAGGCCGTAGCCTGATCAATTATTGATTGTCCTTGATCGTACATACTAGCAGAGTAATCCATCAAGGTAGGCTGACGGTTATATAGTATTTGAAAGGCTGTTTGAAAATCCATGATTATATCTCGTTAATTAGGTATTTCTGTATTATTTGTCATATTATTAGCAACCTTTGTTGCCTTGATTTGTGCTTCTGCCAAAAATTCTTGTTTCTTCAACTCCAACTCTTGCATCATTTTTTCACGCTGTAACTGTATGTCGGCTTCCATCTTGCGTTGTTTTATAGTGATGTCTGCTTCTGCTTTTTGTTTGTCTATTGCTATTTGTGCTTGAGCTTGTTGCATAGCCGCCGTAACTAATGGATCTTGTTTTTTCTGTTGATTCTGTTGAGAAAGCATCTGGTCTTGTTCAGGGGTAATTTCTTTAAAAAATTGTTTTGTATCTTTAAACCCTGACGCCTCAATAAACTTTGCCAATGTTTCACGGTACTGACTAACGCTTACTAATGGGTTGCTTGGACCAAACATTTTTAGTATTTCTTCTTGTTTTTGCATAACCATTTGTAAAATAGACATTTGTTGCTTTTGATCGCCTGTACCTAGCCCCACGTTAACCACTACATCATACTGAGTGTCCCATAAACTAGGGTCAACGTTAATATATTTTCCTTTAAGCCTTATTACTTGTGGTTTATTGTCATACTTACAAGCGAGATGCAAAATGCCTTTAAACAGGCTTTTAATTCCTGTTTCTGCAAATATACGGGCTATCAATTCAATTTTACCAGTAGCGGCGTTTGTAGATGCGGCAATCGCAGCAGCGGTTACATTTTGTAATACGTCTGGAGATAATCCTTGCATCGCATCACTTATACCCGTTCTTTTGCCCTGTACTGAATCTAAATACTCTAACATTGGAAATGCTTGATTTGCCAATTGAGGAACAGTCATTGGTACGATTGCGTTTGGGTTTTTTAACCTAACAACCCCTCCCGCTGTTACGTTTAGTAAATCATCTAAATTTGCTTGTCCTTCTACTACTCCAACTCTAGGGGCAAGAGACAAATAAAGTGAATCTAATATTGCACGAGTAATAGCAGTTTTTTGTTCTTGGATATCCATTGACCTATCGGCTAATGATTGCCCAAAAAACTTATGTGGTAATGGATAAGGGCAAATAGCATGAAACGGATTAAAGTCAATTTCTTCGTTAGATAAAATGTCATTACCTGAATAAACGATTCTGCGTCTTTCGGCAATGCCGTCATCATTAAAATCAGTAAATAAATAACATTCAAAAACTTCTATCTCCTGCATAGATACATCAAGAGACTCCATATCGTTTGGTTGCTCACCTTCTGAAAACCTACTGACTCGTTCTGGCGTATATGAAAGCTCATCGTAAGCGGGTAAGTTTTCTACAACTTCTGAGTCAAAACCTAATGCCACTAAATCTGTTCTTGTAACTAATTTTCTATGTGCACAAAAAGGACTATCCTCTACTGTTTTGCCTTTTTTGCTAATTAAAAATTCTTCTGGTGGTAATGACTCGACAACAATTTTGCCTGTGGTTGTTTTTTTGCGTACCTCAACAGCAAAGTTTCTTTTTAAAGTGGTTTCGCCTAATTCGTTCTGAGTAATTTCTTCGGTTACTTCCTGACTAACAACCGAGCGAGTTTCGTCGGCTAATAATAACGTCATTTCTTCTTCGGTTAACGATTCATACGTTTCGGTATTGGCGTGTTCTTTTTCTTCGTAATATGCTTTAAATATGCCTACTTTTTGCGTAAGGGCTGTTTTCATTGTTTCTTGCAAAATACTAAATCCATCGTTTTGCGTATAAAACACCCAATTACAATAATCTGTTATTTGTTCAGCTACTTCTACGCCTTGCGGGTTTCTAGCTTCAAACTTAACGGCGTTCTCGCTACTAGCAAAAATACGCATAAGATGTGGCATAGCCCCGTCAACTGCCTCGGCTACTTCGCCAGTAACAATCGTACTACGACCTTCAACTTCTGTGCCGTAGGGTCTTCTAAGGTACGCTTCTAATGACTTACGTCTATCGGCTGTTGTTTCACTTTCTATGTACCCGATGGCGGAGTCCAGTTCGGCTTGAACTATCGTTTTTAGTTTGTTTTCGTTCATTCAGTAGTTGCTCCAACGCTTCTATGCGTTTTTCTAATTCATCTATCCGTTTATGAGGATTTAAACCTTGTTTTTCTAATATCATACTACCCACCTTGTATTTGCCTCGGGCAAACTGCCCCACGTCTCATTAGACATGAATTCAATAGCCATTGCAACATAACGCATACAATCACTGGCGTGGCTGTGTATATCATGCAAGGGGTTAGAAGGTTCTCCTGCGCTATTTATAGTACGGCGATATCTTTTTAAGTGGTTTACTAATTCTTTAGTTTTTGCCTTATCAAACCAAACTCTCGGCAAAGTCATTCTTGTTTTTATAATGCCCTGTTCAACGTCGCCTCTTGCTAAAACAAATGGATTCCTACCCATAGTTCTAAGCATTTCCTCTGTGCTTCTGCCGTGTTTAAAATCTCTGTGCGCCGCATCGTGTGGCAAATAATCTGTACCCCAATTCCAATCTCTTGATTCTATATCTTTTACATAACTATCTAAGGTTCTGTGTGAATCTTCTAAAAAATCAATAATTCTAATTTCAGAAGCGGCCACCTGACAGAATATAATTGCCATACTATCATTCCAGCCAAGATCCCAAACTGTGTGAACTTTTAGCTGTGGGTCATATGGCACTTCCCGTATACGACCCTCTGTTATAACATCTTGTATTTCATTGGTAAATATAGCCCCTTCAACCGTAGGCCTGCATTTGCCTTCCCAGATAGTAGCGTAACCAACTGGATCTCTTGTTTTCCATTGTAAGCGTTCTTTTTCAAGTTCTGATGGAAAAAAAGGGTTGTCATTATAGTTACATTCGATAACTAAACTGTCGTCTGGCGGGTTTGTTACAAACCTATCATACGTTTCGTCTGTATCTAACTCTGGGTTAAAGGTTATCCATATTTCAGAGTTCTCTCTGCGTATTGTTGGTATAAGAATATCCCATGATTTTTTTGTTACCACTTGGGCTTCTTCCACCCAACAAATATCTGTTCCCTCGTAAGATTTTAAGTTCGCTACGCCTTGTTGTCTTATACCAATAAAGGTTATTTCTGAGCCGTTTTTGCCACATATCTTTTGTTCTTGTACATCAAACGCTTTCCAAAGACCCATAAATTCTATTTGGTCTTTTAACAATCTATGCACAGATTCTTGTATTGACTTTTGTGTTTCCCTTGCGCATAGCACCCTTGTTGGCTTTTCTGCACACTTAGTTATGATTGCTCTTGCTACGCTCCATGATTTACCACTTCCTCTGCCGCCATATAATACTTTAATTCTTTTCGGCTGAAATATAGGTAGTAATTTTTTTGGCACCTCCAGATTAAACTGGCTCATCTATGCCTACGCCTACAATATTTATACTAGTAGTAACGCTAATCGGTTCGCCGTCTGCTCCAACAAGCTCATTAACTTGTCTTTCTTTCCAACCTGCTCTGGTCTTAAGCCAGAACATTTGGGCTGATGTGTTGCCGTTTTTTGCTTGATCGAACAGACTTTTAGCAATTTGTGCATTAGCATCAATACGCCCTTCATCTAATTCTTTTTTATAGTATTTAATCAGCGTGTCGGCTGATATATCCATTTTGCCTGCTATATCTTCATGAGTAACCCCGACCGCTGACAATGTTCTAGCCATTGTTCTTTTTTCGGTACTAGGCTCATGGGCAGGTCTACCTCTGCTTGCATTTGCCATTTTTATAACTCCGATTTAATTAATTAACTTCGCTTTTTTTCCTGTAAAATTTTCCCATCTTTTAATAATTACGTCGCAATAAATGGGGTTTAATTCAAAACCGTAACAAACTCTATCTTGTTTCTCGCATGCAATTAGCGTACTCCCAGAGCCTAAAAAACCATCATAAACAATATTTTTTCCAACACTTCCATCTCTAATTAACTTTTCCATCATTTTTATTGGTTTCATTGTTGGGTGTAATTTATTTTTTAATGGTTTATCAAACTCCAAAACATCGGTTGAAAATCCTCCGTAAAACTTGTGTTTATCTTTCCATCCATAAAAACACATTTCATATTTACTTACATAATCTTGTCTAGTTAAAACGTGATTATTTTTTAACCATATTAATTGCGAAGCTATGCGAATGTTATTTTTCCTCATGCTGTCACAAAGTTCATAAGCGTTTTTTCCGTTTATCCATATATAAATTGTATTATATTCTGTTAACTTAAAATTTTTAATAAAATCAAAACTAAATGATTTAAAATCGGTTGTATCATCCGCCTCCATGTAATTGGTTATTCTATTGCCACCAAATCTTTTATTAAGATGCTCATTTTTTTTATTATAATTTACTCCGTAAGGAGGGTCAGTCAAAACCATGTTTGCCTTTTTGTCTAGCATTAGTTTATTTACATTTTCTACGATCCTACAATCACCGCAAAAAATTTTATGATCTCCTAGTTCATATATATCACCTTCTTTTGTTACTGGTTCTTCAGGTATTTCTGGAACTTCATCATCATCTGTTAAACCTTTTATTGGATTTGACAATATATTAAGTTCTTTATCATTAAACCCTAATATGTTTAAATCAATTCCAGAATCTTTTAATGATTCTATTTCTAATCCAAGTATCGTATT